TTGGCGCCGAATGGCTGATTCCATCGGCCAGCCTGCACGGGCTCAAGGTGCTGGTTTCCCACTCCTCCATCCTGCCTCAGTGCATTCGTGCCTACAAGAATAATGTTGCGGGGTTTGGGATCGGTATTCGCTACAAAGAGGATTTTGGGGAAGAAACGCAGGAGATGAAAGCGGAGTACGATGCTGCCGCCGAGGTGATTGATCTCCTCAACATGGATATGGACACCAAAGAGGTTTTCGAGAATGCCATTACCGCCTGCGAAACCTATGGGATTTCCTATCTGGAAGCGATTCGTGACCAGTCCGGCAAGGTGGCGCAGATTGAATTGATCCGGGAGAGCCCCACGGTACGGAAGTCCAAGCAGCTGGAGCCGTATGTGGATATCACCGTCTTCTACAAGGGGAAGGAAATACCGCGGCAACGGAAGTTCCGCAGGTATTGCCAGCAGATCGGCGCCGAAAGAGTGTACTTCAAGGAATTTGGAGACCCGCGCATCATGGACAAACGGGATGGCAGTTACATTCCCACCGGCAAGGTGCTGGATATTACATATCAGGCCAACGAGATTCTGGAGTTTGCCATTGGAACCGACCCCTACGGGGAAGTCCGCTGGATCGGGCAGATACTGGGGGTGGATGGCAGCCGCAAGGCAGAATCTCTCAATAACCGGTATTTTGAAGACGGACGGCACACCCCGCTATTGATTATGCTCAAGGGCGGCACCCTGACGGATTCCAGCTTTTCCAAGCTGCAGCAATATATGGACGACATCAAGGGGGAAAAGGGCCAGCATTCCTTCATCATCCTGGAAGCGGAAAATGCCGATAGCCGTACCGATTTCGACCAAGAGAAACAGCCGGAGATTCAGGTGGTACCGCTGGCGTCCGTTTTGCAGAAGGATGAGCTGTTCCAGGGATATCTGGACAACAACCGGCGCAAGACGCAGTCCGCCTTTCAGCTGCCAGATTTATATATCGGTTACACCACAGACTTCAATCGTGCGACTGCCCAGACAGCCATGGAAGTGACGGAGCAGCAGGTGTTCCAGCCATACCGGTCATCCATCGCGTGGATCATCAACAACAAGCTGCTGGCAGATTACCGGTTCCAGTATGTCGAGGCGTATTTGAAGGCCCCCAGAATGAACAACCCGGAAGATGTTGCGCGCATCCTCAATATCACCGAGCGTGCCGGCGGCCTGCCACCCAACAAGGCAAAGGACCTGACCTATTCGGCCCTGGGTGAGGTGGCCGAGAACTATGACGGCGATTGGGGGGATACCCCGCTGGCGTATACACGCACCATTGCATCGCCGTCTCCGTCCTTTGATAACATGGGTATTCAGTTGACCAAGCAGATTCAAAAGGCACAGGCGGCCAACGATGACGCTGTGGTGGCCGTCATGAAAGAGGTTCGAAAGCTGCTGCTGGAGATGCAGGAGGTTGGTGCTGATGTGTCGGTGTGATGCGCTCATTAAGGCGATTGACGCTTACATATCCAAGGCGGACGACGACTTGCAGGATGTACTTTCCGATGCCGGTTTTCTGGACGCAGAAGGAGCAATCAAGGAGATTTCCTCCCTGGAGCAGCGCATCGCGGACGCCCTGAAAAGTGAAACCGCATATATTACAACCGCTCTGGAAAACTCGGTTGACTTGGAAGCCTTCGCCCAGGAGGTGTGGCCGGGTATTCAGCTGACGGATGACCTGGCCGACAAGCTGCGGTTGATTTTTGCGGATGAGTTCTCCGCATACATGCCGTATTTGATCAGCCAGTACGCCGCCAAGATCGACCCGGAGTTGGTTGTTTCAGAGATCACGCAGCGGACCACCTCATGGATCCAGAGTTGGAGCAACGGCCTGGCCGAGATCATGAAGCTCAATTCGCACAAGGAAATTGACAGTTTGCTGGTCACTGGACTGGAGAAGGGGCAGGGTGTAGCGGAGTTTACGCAGTCGATTCTGGATAGCGGGATCCGGGACGAATACTACAAGGCGCGCCGGGTGGCCATCACGGAAACCCTGCGCGCCCATTCCTACGCGCAGCAGGAAGCGCTTGTGCAGTCGCCTGCCGCAGAGGAAAAGGAGTGGGTGCACACTGGTGCGTACCGGAATGACCCGCGCCAGAACCATGTCGCGCTGAGCGGCGTTATTGTTCCGGTAAACCAGCCCTTTGAGTTGGCGGGGGCGGACGGCTCCACCTACTATCCCCAGTTTCCCAGGGATATCAGCTTGCCGGCGTCGGAGGCGGCCAACTGCCATTGTATCCACCGTGCTATAGTCTCAAAGGAGGTTCTGGGATTGTCATTGGAAGAACGGCAACGCCTGCAGGCGGAAGCGATTGCCGCGGACAATGGCGAGTGGGAAGCGGAGTTGGACGCCCTCAACCGCGCCCGGGCCGGAATTGAATCTTGAAGGGAGTGAACGCAGTATGAAAATAAAAAAAGCCATTGAAATTAGCGATGCTAAAATCCAGTTCGTGTCGCTGGTGGATAAGGCGGCCAACCAAAAGCAATTTCTGATCACCAAAGCAGAGGGCGGGCAGGCGCAGTTTTCTACCTATGGAAGGATTCTCAAGGTGGACGATGACACCCACTACATCACCGGCGTTGTCTATGAGCCGATGGTGGAGGACGCCCAGGGCAACTACATGACCGAGGATGAGATACGGAAGGCCGCCTACTGGTTTGCCAAGAACGGCGACCAGGTGGATATCCAGCACAGCTTTGAGGCCGTCGACAACGTCGCTGTCGTCGAAAACTACATTGCCCTGTGCAATATGGAGATCGGCGAAGATCTGATTGCCAAGGGTTCCTGGGTGCTGACGGTGGAGGTGCAGGATCCCGCTATCTGGGAAGCAGTACAAAAAGAGGAGATCACCGGCTTCTCCATGGGCGGCATGGGTAAATACAGTGAGGAGGATGTGGACTTGAGCACAGTTGACAAGGCAGTTGATCCGGCCGCGCAGGATGATAAAAAGAGTGTCTTAAAGCGTTTAGCGGGATTCTTGGGCCTGGACGTTGTAGAAAAGGGCGCCATGCTGGAAACCTATGAGAAAGAGACGCAGCGCTCGAATTTTTGGAACGCACTCTATGCGTTAGAGGATGTGCTTTACCGGTACAACTGGTCCTCCGACCATTATGAGTTCGAGAGTAATGAGGCGGTTGTCCGTGAGGCGCTGGAGGAATTCTCCACCGTCATGACCGCTGTACTTACTCAGAAAAGCATTGTCAAATCCTTGGCGGACGGAGCCCCGCTAAAAAAATCGGGAGAAAAGCTGGGAGCGGCATATCAGGTCTTGGCAGATCTTCGCAATGAAATGATGGGCGCTGGCAAAACAGGTGCAGATATTGAAAAGGGGGATACCGATATGAAAAAAAATGAGGTACAGGAAATGATCGACGCTGCGGTGGCTAAGGCGCTGGAGGCGCACAGCTCGCCGCCCGCTACGCAGACAGAAGACCCGCCTCCCGCCGAACCGGCAGCCGACGTATCCACAGAGGCTATTCAGAAAATGATCGACGACAGCGTCGAAAAGGCCGTTGCACCGTTTTTGCAGGCCCGCGGCCTTCCCAGTAATTTGAATGATATGGAGCAGGTTCAGAAAGCCGATAGTGTTTTCGATGGCCTGTTCGTATAGGAGGAAAAACGATATGGATAACAGAACCCTGATTTCCAAAGCGGCAATTGATACTTCAACCCTGGGCAACGGCGGCAGGATGAACCCCGAGCAGCAGAATCAGTTCATTACCTTCATGAAGGACTACTCCGGGTTCCTCAAAAATGTATACTTCATCAATATGACCAAGACGTCCCGCGAGCTGGACAGCATCGAGGTCAACAAGCGTTCCATGCGTCGGCAGAAAGAAAATCAGGCCAACGACGCTACCGGAACCGTGACCAACAGGCAGCGCCGCCTGGACGCGCTCGGCGTCATCATGCCCTATGATGTCACTTTCCAGTATATGAAGGAAAACATCGAGGGCAAGAATGTAAACTCCACGCTGGCGAAGCTCTTCGCGCAGCAGTTTGCAAACGATACGGTTGATCTGGCATTCAACGGCGACGACGCTTCCGGCGACGAGTTTCTTTCCATCAACAACGGATGGATCAAAATTGCCACGGGCGACGCTGACACCCACAAGTACGACACCGAGGGCAGCCAGGATTACCTGAAGGTCGTTTTCCCCAGCCTGCTCGCAGACATGCCGAGCAAATACTTCCAGCTTTATAAGGATGAGGACAAAAGCAAGATCAAGATTTTCTGCTCTCATGCGGTCAACCGGAAGTATAAGCAGCAGCTGCAGGAGCGCAACACAGCCCTGGGCGACGCAATGCTGGTTAGCGGGCACAACGTCACCTACGACGGTTTTGAGATCTATCCGGTTGGCTTCCTGCCGGACAGCGTCCAGATCGTGACGCCCTTCGAGAACCTGGCGTACGGTATCTACGGCCCCAGCCTGGAAGTGTATCACGACATTGTGCCCAGAAAGACCCGCCACGAGTACACGCTGCTGGCCGACTTCGATATGGAGATTGTCAACCCTGACGCGCTGGTTATCGGCGACGACTTCGTGTAAGGAGAAAATGATTATGTCAAAGAGAACTGTTACCCCGGGGCATATCATTGAGGATCCATCCGGCGCGGCCGGTACCGTGCTCGATGATATGCAGGAAGATGATAGCGGGGTCTACGCCCCTGATATGGCCCCTCTGGCGGCGCAGCCGTCCCCAGATACCGAGATGGCGCAGGCGGTCGCCGGCCTCGGTATCAGCTTTACCACCGACGGCAGCGTCGATCCCAGTATGGTCGATGCCGAAGCTCCCGCGGTAAATCCAGACGAGACCGCCAACGAGGAGACCCCCGCTTTCACTAATGAGTTTGTCACAATTGCCCTGGTGAAGGGAGCAACTTACCGTTTTCGCGGCGGCGTGTTCACAAAGGACACGCCGGTACCGGTTCCCGCCAGCATCGCCGCCCGGCTCATCGCGACGGGATTCTTCGAGAGGCGGTGAGCATATGGCGGCACGCCCATGGGTTGCGCCGGATGAGGTGAAGGCATATTCCGACTTGGGCAATGTGAAGAAACGCGAGGACTGCAAGCTGACCGTCGATATCGCCCGGGCGGAACAGACCGTCATCACCCGCACCAACAATCGGTTCGATGCTGACATGGTCATCCCGGAGCCGGTGCGGTTGGCCGTCATCCTCATTGCGGAGTATTTTGCTGACAAAGCGATCCGAGGCAATCGGGAGTATAAAAGCGAAAGCTTCGACGACTACTCCTATACCGTCGCGGACAGCGCATCGGGGATTTCCTGGATAGAGATTGACCCGCTATTGGAGGATTTCTGTATCAAGGAATCCCGCAGCGCCGTCGTCATGAAGATGCGCAAGCTGTAGCGGGGGTAATTAAAATGGGTTTTCAACAATTTCTCAATCACCGGTGCGATATCTATCATATCCGACGCGCCGATTCGTCCCCTGGCTATGCGCTGCCCGCATCCCCGTCCTTCTCCTACGCCAATATGCCGGACGAAAAAGGCGTTGTCTGCCATTTCGGCTTAAAAAATGGTGCGGGCGGGTCGGAGAGGATTATCCAGAACCAACCGCATGCGGTTCTGGAAAGCCGAATCAAGTTGGCGCTACCCGCAGGAACCGACATCCGCTTGAACGACAAGGTAGTCAATTGCGATAGTGGGTATGAATACACAGCGGAGATTCCCC